GTACTTCAACGCAAGTTGCAGGAACTGACAGCCTTGGCGGATTTTTAGTACCTCAAGACTTCTCAAACGAGTTGGACATGGCGACATTGTTCACTGGTGAAGTTGAGCGTTTAGCTAAAAAATTGAATACTGCTGGTGGTGCGTTATTAGACTACCCTACGATCAACGACACTGCAACCGACGCTGGTTTGATCAGTGAAGCGGCATCTGTTACCGTTCAAGACATGACATTCGCTAACGCTCAGTTAAGCGCATACAACTACGCTTCTCAAGTGCGTGTTTCAATGCAGTTGTTGCAAGACAATGCATTCGATCTGAACGCATTCTTGGCTGAAGCAATGGGTGAGCGCATCGCTCGTGCAACAAACGGCGCATTCACTACTGGTACTGGTTCAAGCCAGCCACAAGGGATCATCACTGGTGCAACTTTAGGAAAAACTGCGGCCTCTGCAACGGCAATCGCGGCAGACGACATTCTTGACTTGATTCACAGCATCGATCCAAGTTACAGAAACAAGCCAACATTCGGTCTCATGGCTCACGATAACGTGATCGCGGCCATTCGTGCTTTAGGCCTTGGCTCTGCAAATGACTTCCCGATCTTCATACCTTCAATGGAAGCGGGTCAGCCAGACAAGTTGTTCGGATACAACATCTACTACAACAACGATATGGAGTCAAGCATCGCAACTGGAAACAAGACGCTTCTCGCGGCTGATTTCAGCAAGTTCGTTGTTCGCTCTGCTGGTGGTGTTCAAATGGTACGCTTGAACGAGCGCTACATGGATGAACTCGAAGTCGGCTTCGTAAGCTATGCGCGTAAGGACTCAAAAGTTCTTGACACTCGTGCAGTGAAATACTTGGCTCAAGCATAAGAATATGAAAGTCAGATTTTTGAAATCTGTCTCTGGATCTGGATTCCACTACCGCAAAGATGCGGTGGTGGACATCCAATCAGATGAGATGGCACGAGATTTCTTGAATGCAAAATTCTGTGAAGTGATCGCTGAACCAGCGAAGACACGCGCGAAGAAAGCAGTCAAGAAAACAACGAAAAAGGAAACACGATAGAACATGGCTTTTGATATTGTAACAACTGCGGCTTCTGAGCCAATCACTCTTGCTGAAGCAAAGAACTTCTTGCGTGTCGATCATTCAGATGACGACAACTTGATCAATGCTTTGATCACTGCATCTCGTCAGATGTGTGAAGAGTATACGCGAAGAATACTTGTGACAAGCACGATTGATGAATACTTTGACAAGTTCCCTACAAATTCATGGAACAACTTGTCGAATCTCATCTATCTCTCAAGAGGTCCAGTCACTTCAATATCTTCTGTCAAATATGTCGATGCAATCGGTTCTGAAGTCACACTCACTTCTGATCAGTACATCACAGACTTGATCTCTGAACCTGCAAGAGTGCAGTCGACTGCTGGTTGGTTCGCGGCCGCTGGTGTAGTGAATCAAGTCATCGTCAGATACGTTGTCGGAACTGATGTCTCAGCAATACCAAAGCCGTTGATTCAAGGAATGATGCTCGTCATCTCTGATCTTTACGATCAACGCGCTGATAGTGTGAAGAGATTGCCGACAGCATCAGAGTATTTGTGGAACCCGTACAGAATCTTCACTTTCTGATGATCAAACAATCTGGACAACTTGACAGACGCATCACGATTCAGACATTCACGTCTTCAACTGATGCATTCGGTCAACTCAACAAATCATTCACAACACTTGCTTCTGTTTGGGCGAAAGTTGTTGAAAAGTCTGGATCTGAAAATGAGCAGTCTGATCAACTCGTTGCAGTGAAAAAAGTACATTTTTTCATTCGCTATCGATCAGACATCAATGAACAGATGCGTATTGTTTACAATAGCAAGACGTATAAAATTGAAGCGATCATCAGCGATGAATCGAGAGATTCTTTTCAACGTATTGAAACAAGACTCACAGACTGATCATGGGAACAACTGCTGAAAGAATGATGTCTCAAAGTTCTCGCTCTAAAAGCAAGAACTCTGCATTCATCGGATTCGATGACGACGTTCTCATTCGTGAGTTTGAGAAAGCGTTTAAAGAACTTGACACTCTTGCGAATAGTGTTCAAACGAAAGACATCAGAAAGATTCAGAGAGCGGCTCTGAAGCCTATGGTTGCGCGTTTCAAAGCAAACATCACTGATGAATCAAGTTTCAAAGTGTACAGAAATGGTGGTGTATATGCAGAGATACCGAAAGGTACTTTGAAGAAATCAATCGGCATCATCAACACTCGAGTCAGAAAACATCAGACTTTCTCTTCGCTCTCAGTAGGTGCAAGAGTGAAAGGCAGATACTCTGATCCAGAGAAAGGTGGCTGGTTTGCTCACTTCGTTGAATACGGCTTCATCAATAAGTACGGCCAATATGTAAAAGGTGCGAACTTTGGATTCGCTGAAAAAGCAAAAAAAGGAGGACTCTCTCTCGTCAGAACAACATTCAAGTCTCTGATGAAAGCGTTTCTTGACAAACAAGTAAAAGCGTCACAACAATGATTGGCAAAGTCATCAAATACAAGTTTGACAATGATTCTGATCTGAACACTCTGTTCTCTGGTCGAGTCTATCCACTCGTTGGCGCACAAACAGCACAACATCCTTTCGCGATCTATGAGATCGTAGTCAATGACGCACAGCGTTCAAAAGACAGCGACTCACATCTCGATGAAATGAATGTCAGAGTCACAATTGTTTCGACATCTTATGCTGACACACAGAACGCAGTTTCGTATATTAGAAACGCATTTGTGCGCATGAATGAAACGATTGAAAGCGTGAAAGTACAATCTTGCTCATTCGACGGTGAGCGCGATTTGTTCAGTGATGACGAAAGAACTTTCTCTTCTCAAGTAGATTTGATATTTCGTGTTTCACTCGATTAGTAATTGAATAATAAAATAAAAACAAAAGAAAATGGCTGCAACAAGCATCATGAATTCAACTGACGTTGTGATTCAAATCAGCGAAGATGGTGGAACATCATACGACATCATCGGCCGTGCAACATCGGCATCACTTAGTGTCTCAATGGAGACTCGCGACACAACCACAAAAGATAGTGCTGGATGGCAAGAAAATCTTGAAGGTCTAAAATCTTGGTCATTGAGCGGTGACGGACTTGTCACATACTCAATCACTGGAGACTACGACACACCAGACGATCTGTTCACATTGTTGTCAAATCGTACACTTGTGAAAGTGAAATTCGGTTCTGCAACATCTGGTGAAATCGACTACACTGGCGACGCTTATCTCGTAAGCTACGAACAAGAAGCTGGCGTTGAAGAGAATGTGACGTATTCATTCGGATTCACTGGAACTGGCACACTTACTCAAGCGTCTGTCGCTTAATACTACACAACAAAGAGAGCATCGAGAGATGCTCTCTTTTTAACAACATCAACAAATGACTCAGATAATAGAAACAAACGAAAGAAAACATCCAGTCAGATTTGGATTCAACGCACTTCGCGAATTCAGCAGAATGACTGGAACAACACTCGCTCAACTTGAAGATCTTGGTGTCGACATGACTCTTGATCAAGCGATCACATTGATGTATTGCGGATTCAAAGACGGAGCGAGAAAAGAAAAAGTGAACTTCAGATACGATGTGTCTGACATCGCTGATTGGATTGATGATGATGAAGCGTTGATTGAAAAAGTCTTCGCAGTGTTTGAAGATCAGTTCAGTGCAAAGAGCGAAAAAAAGAAGTAGGCCGACGCGAAGAAAGCAAAAAAGAAACGACTTGGGACGATCTCGAGTCATTCGCGTTCGGTCAAATTGGTCTCAAACCAGTTGAATTCTACGACTTGACACCGAGAGAGTGGACAAATTTAGTCACTGGATTCAACGAGCGAGAGAACAGAAAGCAACAAAATGAATGGGAAAGAACGCGTTGGCAAACAACGATTCTCTTGAACGTTCACACAAAGAAAACGATCAAAGCAAGAGACTTGATTGTTTTTCCTTGGGAAGCACAAAAGAAGAAGCAAACGATCTGGACGAAAGGAGAGATCATCGCTGTGATAAATGAAAGAAACGAACGCGCAAAATTAAAACATGGCCAATCTCTCGAGTCTTAACTTTCGACTAACTGCGAACATTTCGCCATTCAAGAAAGGTCTCAACAAAGCAGAGCGATCAATGGATCGACTTGGGCGCAAGATGCAACAAACTGGCAAGAACATGTCAATGAAGTTGACTGCGCCACTTGCCGCATTGGGCGCGATGTCATTCAATGTTTTTCGTGATTTTGAACTTGAGATGGCGAAAGTCAAAGCCGTATCGGGTGCGACCGCTGACGAGTTTAAATTATTATCGGACAACGCCAAAGAATTGGGACGTTCGACGATATTCAGCGCACGCGAAGTGGCTGGATTGCAATTGGAATTTGCAAAACTTGGTTTCACTGCAAAGCAAATCACGGGCGTCACTGAAGCCACATTGAATTTGGCGCAAGCATCGGGAAGCGATTTGGCACGTTCGGCCGAAGTAGCGGGTGCAACATTGCGTGGTTTCAATTTAGATGTTAGCGAAACTGGACGCGTCACCGATGTGATGGCAAAATCATTCAGTTCGTCCGCACTTGATATGGAAGCCTTTGCGGAATCAATGAAGATGGTTGCACCAATCGCATCATCGGCGGGCATATCGTTGGAAAAGACATCGGCAATGCTTGCGGTTTTGGCAAACAACGGAATCAAGGGGTCGATGGCTGGGACGATGTTGCGGCGTATTATTTCCGAAATGGAAACATCGGGAAAATCCACGGCCGAAGCCATCAAAGATTTGGCAGAAAAAGGCTTGGACCTTGGTGGCGCAATGGACGAAGTTGGTCAGCGTGCGCAATCGGGTCTTTTGAAGTTAGTGGAAAACACCGACTTGCTTGCGGAACTGAACACGGAATTTGAAAATGCATCGGGTTCCGCGAAAGAAATGGCCGACGTGATGGACATGACGGCCGCGGGTGCATCAAAGGCACTTGGTTCAGCGGTCGAAGGATTAGCGATTGAATTTGGTGGTTTGATATCGGTGGCGTTGACGCCAGTGATTAAGAAGTTGACACAATTCGCGACGTTTGTCAATGAGTTGCCAAAGGGAATGAAAATATTTGTTGCCGTTGTTGCGGCATTGGCGGCGGGAATCGGTCCGCTGATTTTTGTCGCGGGTTCATTGGTTCGTGTTATGACTGCACTTCGCGCGGCCACGATTTTGCAAACGATTGCAACGGGCGCGCTTGGTGTTGCGGTACAAATTGCAACCTCACCAATCACATTGATTGCGATTGCGATTTTTGCATTGGGTGCGGCTTTCATCTACGTTCGAGAAAATAGTGAAGCGTTTGCCGCGGGATTACGAAATGCATTTCGTGACCTTGCCAATTTTGTGTTGCCATTAATCAACACAATCATTAATGCAGTCAATAAAGTTGCATCGGCATTAGGAAGGGATTCAGTATTGATTGAGCCATTCGAAAAATTCCAACGCGAAGAACAACCGATTTTGAAATCATTCCGTGAGGTGTTCGGCGGCGTTGCAAAAAGCATCGGATTAATCAAAGACAAGTCCGAAGAAACAACCGAATCGCTCGGTACACTTGCCGAAGGAATTGACGGAGTAACTGAATCGGCAAACAATGGAACGCGCGCGCTGACTGAATACGAAAAAGTAATGAAGCGCGTCAACGCGATTTCCGACAAGCGTGCGCAATTCAATGTCAAATTGGATGTTATTGATACGGAGTTCGAACCACTACCATACGACGAAGAAGAAACCGACGAAAAGTTTTTGAAGTTAGAAACCAACTATGCGAGAATAAAAGTCGCGGCGATGGAGATGGCGGACAAAGTCACACAAGCGGTGAATCGAATGGCCGTTGACACCATTGTCGGAATGGCTGACATCGCGGGTGCGATGGCAGTTGGTGAAGCGTCGTTTGCTGATATGGGCAAATTTATCATTGGGCAATTCGCAACAATATTGTCGCAACTTGGTCAAATGTTTATTGAATACGGAATCGCTTTGATGGGATTCCAAGCGGCAAGCATTTCAATGAATCCAGCGTTGGCGATTGCCGCGG